AATCAATACCAATTTTTAAGCGAAGAAAGTAGCAAGAAAATAATGGTATCTCATAGAGTTGTAAGTCCAATGCTTTTAGGTATAAAAGACAATAGTGGTTTAGGTAACAATGCAGAAGAATTAAAGACTGCTAGTACGTTAATGGACAATATGGTTATAAGACCATTTCAAACGCTTTTAATAGATGCCTTTGACCAAATACTAGCATTTAACTCAATAAGCCTTAATTTATACTTTAAAACGCTTCAGCCTTTAGAATTTACAGACTTAGAAAACGTAGAAGATGAAGAAACTAAGGAAGAAGAAACTGGTGTAAAGTTAAATAAGCAATGTAATTGTATTGCTTTAAGTAAGGACTTAGAAAAAGCTATTGATAATGTTGCTGATGAATTGATAAAATATGCTGATGAAGATTTATCTGGATGGATAATAATTGACGAAAGCGATGTAGATTATGAAGATGAAGAGGAACTAGATACACAAATTAATAACTTAAACAATCCAAAAGAAAAATTATCTACAATACAAAAAATAGTCAATCTAGTATCAACTGGTACTGCAAATCCAAATGCTAAAAGCGAACAAGATAAAAAGATTGAAGATGATTATTATAAAGTAAGGTATCGTTATGTAGGTAGTAAATCACCAGAAAGAGCATTCTGTAAAAAAATGATGTCTGCTAATAAGTTATATCGTAAAGAAGATATTATAAGAATGGGTAACATACCAGTTAATAAAGGCTTTGGAATTGATGGTGCTGATACATATAGCATCTGGTTGTACAAAGGTTCTGTTAACTGTAAGCATAAATGGAGAAGAGTAACTTTTAAAAGTGAAACTAAGACAATTGACACTAAAAGTCCACTAGCACCTAAAGTATCTACAAATAAGGCTGAAAAAGAGGGGTACATAGTTAGAAATCCTAAAGAAGTTTCAATGATGCCTAATGATATGAAAGATGGAGGTGCATACCCAAAAAATTAAGAAAAAGATATGGCTACAGCATTATTTATAAAAAGAGAGGATATTGTAAGAAACAGTATTATAGATGGAAACGTAGATACTGACCGTTTTATACAGTTCATCAAGATTGCTCAACAGATACACATAAGAAACTACTTAGGTTCTAAACTGTACGATAGGATATCTACTGATATTATCAATGATACTTTAACTGGTGATTACTTAGAACTTGTTACAACTTATGTTCAGCCTACTTTGATACATTTTGCAATGATGGATTATCTTCCATTTGCTGCATATCAAGTTAAGAACGGTGGAATATTTAAGCATACTAGCGAGAACGCTCAGAACGTAGATAAGAATGAAGTAGATTACTTAGTAGCTAAACAACGAGAGTTTGCTAATTATTATGCAACTAGGTTAGTAGACTATTTATGTTTTAACGATAACTTATTTCCAGAGTATAACGAAAATGTTAACGAAGATGTTAATCCAGATACAGATACAACTTTTAACGGATGGGTGCTATAATGAAAAAAACGTATAAGCCAAAAAGTAAAAACGTTTACAAACTAAAAGAATACTTAAATAAGAAAGTAAAAAATGAATTACGGAAGCATATATAGTAGTACTTGGTGGGGTTTACCACAAGAGAATGGTTGGGGTGGAATATACTATGACCTTACAGTATGATAAGTAAGATAGTTACAAATAGAGTTAATCAAAAGCTAGTAGAAGAACAAGCTAAGTTTCCTACACACAAAAATAAGATGCTTTTAAATTGGAGGCATTACCATAGTAGTACATCTACTAGGACTTTGTACGATAACGGAATGACTACTGCTTTTCCTTATGCTTATGGAACAGTACCAGTACCTTTTGACGCTTATGTAAGTAGTGTTACTGTTACTGCAAACAAATATAGTAGCTATGGTACACCGACTGGTTCTAGTGCTACCTTATATATTTATAAGAATTATAATACTTTTGTAACGTCTAAGGTTATTACATATACACCTAGCGAGGGTATGTCGTTAACTTATGATTTAGGAACTGATGCACCGATAGATGCTGGGGAGAAGTTTATAGTAAGGTGGTATGCTAACGGAATATGGCGATATATGAATAGTACTATAATTATAACAGAACAATAATGAAAAAACCAAGTTTAGCATTAATACCTAGTGGTTACAGAGCTGGTAAAGTTTATAGTATTTTACCTAATGACGGTGTAGGAGATTTTACATTTTCAAGAGGTAGTAGCGCAACGAGAGTAAACAAAGATGGTTTAATAGAAACCGTATTAGATAACATACCAAGATTAGACTACTCAGATAACGGTTGTCCAAGTCTATTATTAGAGCCAAGTAGAACTAATTATGTACCTAATCAAAATGTTGCTTCTTATGCTCAAAACCAAGCAGACGTAACACTAAGTAATAATCCGTCACCAGATGGAACAATAAATTGTTTTAGAGTAGAGGGTACATCAAGTGGTTTAAGAGTTGGAGAAGCTACTTTTAATGTAGTTATCGGTAATACATATACGGGTTCAGTATACGTTAGAAAAGTTAGCGGAAGTGATATAGCGCAAATAGTGGATGTAGATTTCGCAGCACCTCAAAGTATAAATATAACTACTGAATGGCAAAGGTTCGATATAACAAAAACAGCAACACAGACAACGGGAAGAATATTTGTAAACGTTAATCAAGTAGGAGATGTTATAGAGGTATTTGGATTTCAAATAGAAGAAGGTTCTTATGCATCAAGTTATATTCCTACTATTGGTATTATATCTACAAGAAATAATGATTTATGTATAAGCGGAGGTAATAATTCTTTATTTAACGTTAATAAATTAAGCTTATTTGTTGATGTTACTAATTTTTCTGATACTGATTTTTCATACATAACATTAACAGATGGACAAAGCAGTCCTATTAATATGATTCGTTTGGCATATACAGAAGACCAAATACAGATTAGAGGTTTTGATGACGGTCCACGTGTGTTAAATTACAATATTACTTCTGTTGTTCCTAACCAAAAAAACAAAGTATTATTAACTTTTGATAACAGTGAAGCTAAAATTTATTTTAATGGGGTTTTTTTGACAACAGAACCAACAGTTACAATACCATTAGGATTAGATAGTTTGACCTTTACAAATAGGACAGAAAATGGTAGTTTTTTTAAAGGCAAAGTACACGACGTTAGGTTTTACGATACAGTATTAACAGAAGCTGAAGCAATAGAATTAACAACATTATGATAATAGGCAAATACGAGTTTAACAACGAAGAACAAGCCAACAAAAAGATAAAGGCTTTAGGAGTAGAAACTAACGAAGAGGGTGTAGAATACCCTACACACGGACACGCAATAGTAACACTAGGTCACGTAGTTATAGAAGAGGGTACTTACGATGAAGAGGGCGAAGTAATTACAGAACCAGTATTAAGCGACAAGTTTCACGTAGACGTAATGTGGCAAGGCTTAGATGCACATCCTTACGGCTGGTCTAGTTACGCAGTTACACCTAGTGATGAGGGATTACATACTTTTTTAGGAATAGATTATCAAGAATATAAATTATGATTAAAGGATTAAGATACTTAGCGAACAAATTAGAACAATTAAAGACGTATATCATTTTAAAGTGGAATAGGTTTTTAGAGAAAATAAAAATGTAATGGAAATGCAAGATATAAAATTAGCGATAATAAACTTTTTTACGTTTACAATATCATTTAGTAATGTAGAGCAATGGCTTAAACTAACGCTATTGATTATATCGATTGTATATACGGTTCAGAAAATAATACTAATGAATAAGAAAAAGGATGAGTAGATACTTTAAAGAAATAGAAGATGGTAATATGGATGCTAACTTTTTACACAAGTTAGATAAAGCACGAGACTTAGCTGGGATGCCATTTATTATTAATTCAGCTTATAGAAGTCCAGAACATAATGCTAAGATAGGTGGAAGACCAAACTCAAGCCATTTGAAAGGTTTAGCAGTAGATATAAGCGTGAAAGATAGCAGAACAAGGTTTATAATTGTAGATGCTTTGATTAAAGTAGGATTTAATCGTATTGGTATTGCTAAAAGTTTTATTCACGTTGACCTAGATATAGATAAAAGTAACAAAGTAATTTGGACTTATTAAATGGATTACGAAGTAGACATAGACGATTTAATGCTCTTAGAAGATGCTAGTGACTTTAAGAAGTATTTATACTCACTACACGAAGAAATAGATATCTACGATACAACAGACCTTTACGAGTTTTTTTATGAGTTAGGATGGCAAGACCATTGCAAAGTATGTATAGAGTTCAAGCAGTACATAAATGAGTAAAGACAAAAAAACATACAAAGAAAGAAACGGTACTACTAGAGTAGGCGATTTTCTAAGAAGTATAAACTTTAGCAAAGCCGCTGATGTCGTTATGGATATTGTAGGAGGCGATTTTAAAGGTGCTTTAGAAACTATAAAAGGAAGTGATGAATTAACACCAGCACAAATAGACTTTGCGTTAAAAGAGTTAGAGTTTGATAAACAAGAGATGCAAGAAGTGACTAAACGCTGGGAAAGTGATATGCTTAGTGATAGTTGGCTTAGTAAAAATATAAGACCTTTAACGTTAGCTTTTTTAACTGCTACACTATTTATCTACATAATATTAGATAGTGCCTTAGATGGCTTTAAAATAGACGATGCGTGGATAGATTTACTTTCTTCTTTATTGCTTTTAGTTTACGGTGGTTACTTTGGTGCTAGAACCGTTGAAAAGGTAGTTAAAAGCAGAAAATAATAATTTTACTTTTTTTTTAAAAATAAAATATATAACTTTGAATTTTTTATTATTAGTATAAGTTGTTAAACAACAAAAAATAATAAATAAAATATTATAAAAATATTATATAAATAAAAGATAATATATCTGAACCCTATTCAATGGCTAAAAAAACACAACGTAAGAAACTTGTAGAAAAGTTAGATAAGGTGTTTAGCGTTTATATAAGGCTTAGGGAAGCAAAAAACCAAATAGCAGAGTGTTTTACTTGTGGTAAACAAGACCACTATAAGAAACTACAAAACGGTCACTTTCAGAGTAGGAAGCATTACAGTACTAGATGGGATGATATTAACTGCCAAGTTCAGTGTGCTGGATGCAATGTCTTTCGCTATGGTGAGCAGTATAAATTTTCAGTTAATTTAGATTTAAAGTATGGTAAGGGAACTGCTGAAGCTATGCACCTAAAATCTAACCAAACAGTAAAGCTGGATAACTACGATTTAGAAGTGTTAATAACTAAGTACGATAATTTAGTAAAAGAATATTTAAAAAAGTAAATTTGTTTTGATTTAGTTGTCATAATCTTTTTTGTTTTTAAAGGGTGTTACATTTTTGTAGCACCTTTTTTTGTTTATAAGTATTTTTTTATATATTTGTGCTAAACAAAAACTATTTTTATGAAACTAAAACACAAAATTAAGCCAGAGTATTTAGATATACTCAACAAAGAAACAAAATTCACTAACCTTAGCGATGAGATTTCAAACGCATTAGAAACTTACGATTACTTAATAGAAGTACCTTATGGAACTATTTTAACTATGGAAATGTTATTAGGTAATGTTAGCAGTCCGTATAACTATTTTAACGAAGAGAGATATGGCAATTGATAAACAAACAATAGACTTTTTAAATTATAGGATACAAGCCTTAGAAAAAGAAGTAGAACGATTAACAAAAGAAAACAATAAATTAAAATCAGAAAATTATGAACACAACAAAACTTACGGAACTTTACAAGAAGTACAAGCTGGAGAGAGAGGACTTTTTTAAGCATCAGCATTACACAATCATCACAAGGCAAGGTATTGATAAGATACAAGCCTTAGAGCAAATGTCTATCAAGTATGAGGTAATAAAATGCGAACCTAATTTTGCAGTATTTAAAGCCTATGCACAAAAGGATGGAAAAACTATTGAAACTTTTGGTAGTGCTTTAAAAGGTGCTAACTATAAAGATGGCAATACTAACAGTTGGTACGTGGCTGAAATGGCTGAGAAACGTGCAATGTCTAGAGCAGTACTTAAATTAACTGGTTTTTACGAGTTAGGAGTATTTGGTGAAGATGAAAGCGAAACATTTAAAAAATCAAACATTAATATTAAATAACAAATTATGAGTTTAAAAGTAAAAGGTAGCATAACAAAGGTACTACCAACACAAACTGGAGAAAGTGCTAAAGGCGAATGGAAGAAATTATCATTTGTAGTAGACACAAAAGAAGAGTACAACAATCTTTACTGCTTTGATATATTTGGTGCAGAGAAAGTAGACGAATTTTTAAAGTACAACAAAGAAGGCAAAGATGTTGAGGTAGATTTCAACGTAAGAACCAACGAGTACAACGGAAAGTACTACACTAGTTTACAAGCTTGGAAAGTATTCAAGTCTGAGCCAGTAACTGCTAAAGAACAAGCACCAGATAGAGAGCCATCAGATTTACCATTTTAACCATATTGGGTGTTATTAATTTAGCACCCTTTTTTTTATACATTATGATAACAAGAAACACAAAATTTAATAGATTAGTATTTGTAATAGTGATGATAATTGCTATTTTATGGGCAGCACTAGAAATGAATTAATTATATTTAAACAAAAAACAAAAAATGATTATAGACTTTAATACTGAATTAATAAAACTAAACAAGGTAAGAACTGGAGAAATAAAAGAAGCACAAAAGTTAGGACATACAACACTAGATGAGCATTTTAGGTTCAAGAAAAATAGCTTTGATATTTTCATAGGTCACGCCAATGTCGGAAAAACTACAACAGTCCTTTACTTGATGCTTTTACAACCCTTAAAACACAATACTAAGTGGTTAGTTTACTCAAGCGAAAACGAGCCATACGGATTAATAAGAAAGCTAATAGAATTTAAACTAGGTATGCCAATAAACCAGCTTGATGAAGATACGATGCAAGAACAAGCAGAGTATGTAAACAAGCATTTTAAGTTTATTTATAGTAATGACCTTTATACTTATAGAGAATTACTAAACCTAGCAAAGCACGTAAAAAACGCTTGGGAATATGAGGGTTTTATGATAGACCCATACAACTCACTAAAAATGGATAGAAACGTTTTAAAAGGGATTAGTTCACACGAGTACCACTATCAAGCAGCAAGTGAATTAAGAATATTTTGCAAAGAAAACGATGTTAGTATTTGGTTAAATATGCATTGTGTTACAGAAGCATTAAGACGTAGGCATAAAGACAGTCATCAGTTTGCTGGACATCCACAACCACCAATGATGAGCGACGTTGAAGGAGGAGGCAAATTCGGAAACCGTGCTGATAATTTCTATTGTCTACACAGATACACCCAGCACGAGAGCGATTGGATGTATAGTATGATACACACTAGAAAGATAAAAGATACAGATACTGGTGCAAGACCTACAAACTTAGATAATCCATTAAGACTAAAGAGCATACTAAATAATGTAGGCTTTGAGATAGATGGTATAAACTTAATTAAACCAAGTCGAATACAACAACAAGAAGTACCATTTTGAACAAACAAGAGTTTTTAAAATTAGCATACGAAAAACATAACGACTGGATATCAATAGTATTATCATTTGGTTGCAATCCAGCAGTAGCAGAAGATATTGTACAAGAGGTTTACATAAAGCTAGACCGTTTACTAGATAAAGGCTTAGATGCAACTTATGGCGATGAGGTAAACTATTACTATGTTTACAAACAACTTAGGGGAACGTATGTTAATTTTATAAAACAAAAGGATAAAATAAAAATGCAGTACATTGAGGAGATAGGTGTACCAGAAAAAGAGCTAGATGAAGCAGAAGATGATAAGTACGATGTGTTGCAACTGATGAAAAACTTAGATAAAGAACTAGAGCAGTTGTACTGGTACGACAAAAAAGTATTTGAAATAATAATGGGGGGAAAGAAAATTGCTGAACTATCACGAGATACAGATATAGGATATTACTCCTTATATAATACATTTAGAAAAACAATTAAACACTTAAAACACAAATTATGAAATTAAACGCATTTGAAAACGAAACTTTTAACTATTACAGAGAACAACAAGATAAGATAGAAAAAGCAATTAAGCTACTAAAAGAAAATAACTATGTTGTTATAAAAAGAAAACTAGAGATATGAAGCTGG